GCGTTCTCTAGAATTAGGACATGGGTTTATTAGATCTATTTACTTCCAAGGCTAACGCCGAGTCTCCAGTTGCTTCTATTAACATAGAGGCCGCGGAATCGCTTTACCCTGTAAACACTCTTAACTCTCTCGGCGGCTATTACTTCATGGGTAATCAGACCGCTACTCGAACCGAGGCGATGGGCGTTCCAGCGTTAGCTCGCGCGCGCAACATAATCTGTTCTTCTCTTGGATCTTTCCAAATGCACACTCGCAACATCGCAACAGGCGAAAAGGTGCAACAGCCGCGTGTTATTAATCAGCCAGATCCAAGAATCGCGGGTTCTGCGTTCTGGTCATGGTTAGCCGAAGACATTCTTTTCTATGGTTACGGATACGCGCGTGTAATGCAACGCTACGCCGACACTGGTCGCATTCAAGCGATGGAGAGAATAGATCCTCTTCGCGTGACTGTTACGACTAACGGAAACGGAACAGAGATCGACGGTTATTCTGTCGATGGACTTGTAATCGATCCAAGCGAATTAGTCGTCTTTACTGGACTCGATGAGGGAATCTTAAATCGCGCTGGCCGCACTATTCGCGCAGCTTCGGCGTTAGAGAAGACGGCTTACGATTTCGCAATAAATCCTAATCCACAGACAATCTTAAAAAACTCTGGCGTCGCACTTCCAAAAGATCGCGTAGCTGCGTTAGTAGCAGCATTCAAGAATCGCACTTCTAAAGCTGTTACATTCTTGAACGGTGACGTGTCTATTGAGACTGTCGGTTACGATCCTAAGAATCTTCAACTTAACGAAGCTCGTGGTTATTTAGCTCTTGAACTATGCCGCGCTGCCGGTCTTCCCGCTTACTTCGCAAGTGCAGAGCCGAACAGCTTTACTTACTCGAACGCAGTAAGCGAAAGACGTTCTCTAGTCGATTATTCACTGCGTCCGCTTATGACTGTCATAGAGCAACGAATGAGCCTTAGTGATTTTACTCCACTAGGACAAGACGTTAAGTTCGATCTAGACGACTTCTTACGCGGCAATCCTTACGAGCGCGCGCAAGTGTACGAAATACTAAATCGAATCGGTGCTATGTCGATCGAGGAAATACGAGAAGAAGAGGATCTACTCCTATGAAAATAACTACACCAATGAACATCACAGCGGCAGATTCTAACTCGCGCACTATTAGCGGGCGTATCGTCGCATTCGAGGAAGCTGCTAACGCTTCTACTGGAAAAGTCGTATTTGCAAAAGGTTCGATCGCTCCAGCTTCCGTAAAACTAAACTTAGAACACGATCGCACTCGTCCAATCGGAAAGACTATGGACATGACACTAAACGAAGATTCGATAGACGCAGTCTTTAAGATTACAAACACTACAGCGGGAACGGACGCGCTCACCGAAGCGATGGACGGACTTCGCGATGGCTTCTCGATCGAGTTAGCTGTAGACGATTACATCATGCAGAAGGACGGCACTATGCGCGTTCTTGCTGGAGAATTAACAGGCGTCGCACTCGTAACAGAGCCAGCGGTTCGTTCGGCTCGCGTTAACGAAGTAGCGGCAACAGAAGGCGAAGAAGTCGCCGAAGAGATCTCCGATTCCACAGTGGAAGAGGAAGTAACACCAACAACAGAAGGAGACGAAGTGGACAACACCGTCACAAACGCGGAAACCGTCGAGACGGTCGAAGCTGCTCAGTCAATCACAGCCGCAGCGAAGCCAATCGTAGGCGGATCATTCACCAAGCCACGCTTAGAGTTCACAGCTGCTAAGTACGTGGAAAACACAATTCGCGCAGCGATGGGCGACGATTCAGCTCGCCAGTACGTTCTCGCAGCGGATAACACAACAGATAACGCAGGTCTAGTTCCTACTCGCCAGATGGCAGAAGTAGTTAACGGATTATCTACGCTTATCCGTCCATCAATCGACGCAGTCTCTCGCGGAACACTTCCAGACGCGGGCATGAGCTTCGAGATTCCAAAAATTACCGTAGCTCCTAGCGTTGCAGTAGCTAACGAAGACGCTGCATTTTCAGAGACAGATCAGAACTCTGCTTTCATTACTGTTCCAGTAAAGAAGTTCGCTGGACAACAGACATTCTCTGTTGAATTGCTAGATCGTACTTCTCCAGCATTCTTCGAGGAACTAATCCGCAACATGGCGGCAGCTAAGGCCAAGGCAGAGAACGCTTACGTCTCTGCACTTATCTACTCAACAGCTACAGGCGACGCAACTACTACAGCAACTTATCCAACAGCTGCGGAGCTTCTCGGCTTCGTCGCTCGTGGTGCTGCTTCTGTTTACGGAGCTACAGCTGGACTTCCTAATGGCTTCGCTCGTAACATCATCATGGGTACAGGCCAGTGGAGTAACGCCATGACACTAAACGACGCTGGACGTCCGATCTATTCAACAGTAACTAATCCTATGAACCAAGCGGGATCGGCTACACCTACTTCGCTTCGTGGCACTGTTGCAGGACTTGATCTATTCGTAGATCCATCACTAGCAGCGACAGACGTCGACGGTTCTATGCTCATCGTTAACCCAGACGCGTTCACATGGTACGAGGGACCTACTTTCCGCCTACGCGCGGACGTAATCGCTTCGGGCCAGATTACCGTCGGTTACTACGGTTACGGCGCACTAGCTACAAAGATCGCAGCTGGCGCATTCCACAATAACAAGGCGTAATCCGAATAAATCAGACATCGACTAATTCGCTCCCGAGTTAGTCGAGTAGTAGAAGGGAAGGACTAACGTGCCAACAATTATCACGGCCACACAGCTAAGATCCGTCTTGGGCGTTAGTTCTTCTCTCTATTCGGACGGGTATTTAGACGACATCATCGACACAGCCGAGCAGGTTATTCTCCCGCTGCTCGTCCAAAACTCGACAGCTGTAATCGAGTACGAATTAACTTCTAATGTAGCGACGTTCTTTACTCGTCGGACACACCCGTTCGTAGTCGGACAGTCAATCGTTATTACTGGACTTCCAGCTCCGTTTACAGCCACGCACACTCTTACAGTAGTTACAGACTCTTCATTCTCTGCAGCTCTTACTTCGGCAGACGTAACACGTCGCCAGATCATTCCGAACGGAATGGCAACTCTTAGCGGTTATTCAGCTGCGACTCTCTACGTGGGTAACGCGTCGATCGAGTCCGCTATCTATGCAGTATCGATAGAAGTCTTCCAATCTCGCACAGCTGCGGGTGGTCAGATCGAAGGGCTGGACTTCGCTAGTTCGCCTTACCGAATGGGCCGTAGTCTTCAGAATCGTGTAATCGGCCTCTTAGGTAATTACATCGACGTCGAAGTAATGGTCGGCTAATGCCAGCCAGTTCGATTCTAAGTAGCGTTCGCACTCCACTAAAGACAGCCATCGCAGGAGTAGCGGCTAACACTTACGATTCAGTTCCAGAAGCTCCGATCGTTCCGTTCGCGGCGATCGTTCCAAATACGCCTTATTTACAGCCGAGCTTCTTGGGTAAAGGGAACGTAAAGCTAAAAATTAATTTAGTAATGACCGTAGGCGTAGCGATCTACGATAATCAGAGCGCACTCGATAACATCGAACAGCTCGTAATTAGCATTCTGGCGGCTATTCCGTCAGGGTACGAAGTCGGAGACGTATCGAATCCGATTCCGTTAAACATAGGCGCGTCAGAGATTCTCGCGTGCGAGATTCAACTTTCGACTTATTACACACAAACAAACTAGGAGACCAACATGGCCACGACCGTAATTACAGGGCGCGATCTTTCGGTTACGATCGCGACCAAAAACTATAACGAGCAAGCTACAAGCGCAACGCTAAGCGGCGACGTAACTATCGAAACTTACGACACGCTTTACTCTAAGGCTTATCGTTCAATCGATAAGCAGTGGACGTTCGACGTCGAAATGCTTGCAGACTGGGGCGCGACAGATTCACTCTGTGAAGCTCTATGGAGTGCTGCAGAAGCAGCTCCAAACACTACTTTAGCGATCTCGCTAACAGCTGTTACAGGAGCGGTCTTCGCGTTCAACGTGCTACCAATTTTTCCAAGTGTCGGCGGTTCAAGCCCAGACGCTCAAACTGTATCGCTATCCTTTACAGTAGTGGGAACACCTACAGAAACATTCAGCTAAAAAACAGAATCGGGAGCAAAAATGAAACTAAACATCGAAGTCGAATACTTCTCAGGAGAGGTCGCTACTTACGTGGCGGCTTCTCCAGAGTGGTCGAAGTGGGAGAGCAAAACTTCTAAGACTATTCAGCAAGCCGAATCGATCGGAGTTAACGATCTTCTCTTTCTTGGCTACGCAGCCATGAAGCGAGAAGCTGCGGGAACTCCAGTAAAGCCTTACGAGGTCTGGATCGAAACGGTCGCGGAAGTCTCAGCAAGTAGCGCAAACCCAAAAGCTATCCCGTCGGAAGCTTAAATCGATTAATAGTCGAACTGGCCATCGCGACACAAATCCCGATGAGCGAGTGGCAGACGGCGGAGCAAATACTTACAGCTATAGAGATTCTGGAGAAACGGAATGGCAGATAAGAAAGGCCGCGGCACTTATGCCATTACCGTAGATCCTTACGAGTTTAAGAATCTGCTTGGCCTTTTAGGTTCATTCCCCGCCGAGTATCAGCAACTCGTCCGAGATCGAGCTTTACCTTTATCTAAGCGTCTAGCTGGTCAACTTATGATGAGCGCACAAGCCGCGCCAGCTCCACAGACTAAACTCGTAGCCGAAACGATTACGCCTAAACGCGATCGTCTTATTCGCGTCGACATCGGTGGCCCTAAGAAGGTCGGTCGAAAGTACGGCGGAGAAGCTTCTAAGAGTGGTAAGGGAAACAGAGTCCGCCAGAACGCAGCTCCAGCGGGCGCGCTCTTATGGGGAACGGAATACGGTTCTCATGGCGGCGTGGACTCCATCGGTCGAACATTCACGAATAGATTTAAGACTCCTTACAATAAGCGCGGCTACTGGATCGCTCCAGCTGTGGATTATTACGTTCCGATCATCGCTCGCGAATACGCTTTAATGGTTCAACAAATCGCGGACGAATTGAGGTTTAAGTAATGGCTGGTATTCCAAAAGTAAAGATAACTTTCGACGCGGACTTCGACGAATTAAAGAAAGGCGTTAAAGGCGCGCAAAATGAAGTCGAAGGCTTCTCTAGCAAGATCGGAAAGTTCGGCAAGGTAGCCGCTGCCGCTTTTGCAGCTGCCACAGTCGCGGCCGCCGCCTACGCGGGGAAGCTTCTTATCGATGGCGTTAAGTCAGCAATCGCAGACGCAGCAGCTCAGGAGAAACTCGCTTTAACCTTAAAGAACGTTACAGGAGCAACAGACGCCCAGATCAAGGCAACCGAGTCTTACATAACGAAAACATCGCTAGCCTTCGGCGTTACAGATGACGATCTTCGTCCATCACTGGAACGCTTAGCTCGCGCTACTGGCGACGTAGAAAAAGCCCAGAAGCTTCAAGCTTTAGCTCTAGACATAAGTGCGGGCAGTGGGAAAAGTTTAGAAGCGGTCTCTAACGCGCTAGCCAAGGCAACAGAAGGCAACACGTCCGCGCTAGGTAAGTTAGGCGTCGGACTTTCTTCTGCTCAGTTAAAGACTCTTTCGATGGACGAGATTACTAAGAAGCTCGCCGATACTTTCGAGAATCAAGCTTCAACAAAAGCCGACACATTTCAAGGAAAATTAGATCGACTTACTATTGCATTCGATGAAGGTAAAGAGACCGTAGGTTCTTTTGTACTTGACGCGATTACTCCGATGGTTACGATTTTCGTGGATAAAGTAATTCCAACTCTTTCTAAGATGGCCGATTCAATCGGTAAAGATTTAGAAGGTCCGTTTAAGAGTATTAAAACAGTTCTTACAGACTTCGTAGTTCCAGCGTTTAAGGCTCTTTATAGTTATCTATTTGATTATGTCGTTCCGTTTTGGGCTAGTGTATTCGGCCCAGCCATTCAGGGAATCTCAACAGCTTTCGGTAAAGTTAGCGCAGCTATTAAAAATAACGAAGACGATCTAGCTCCCTTATTTACACTCTTTAAGTCCGTCGCTGGATTCGTAAGAGACACCATGGGCCCAGCTATCGGAACAATTCTTAAAGTCGCTTTCGAGGTTCTCGGAATTGCTATCTCTAGCGTCATTACTGGCGTCTCTAAAGTTGTCGGATTCTTGGGCGACATGATCGATAAGGTAAAAGACTTTATTCGATTAGTTAAAGAGAATCCGATCGTATCTGGAATCTCTGGCCTTATTGATCGCGTCTTCGGTGGCGGACGTGCCAGCGGTGGCCCTGTTACTTCTGGAACGTCTTACATGGTCGGCGAGCAAGGGCCAGAACTCTTTACGCCTAATCGCAGCGGACAGATTATCCCAAATCATTCTCTAGGCGGTGGCGGCGGTGCAGTCATTAATTTAACCGTTAACGGAGCAATCGACCCAGAAGGTACAGCCCGAGCAATTATTAACGTTCTTAATAATTCAAGTTATCGTGGAACTCTTGGATCGGGTGCTTTCGCGTGACACTCTGGAATCCAGAATGGCGCGTTTTAATTAATGGCGTCGATTACCAAGAAGTCACACTGGCCAGCGTCCAGATAACAAGTGGCCGAACTTCCGTCTATGAACAGCCAGTCGCGGGCTACTGCTACATCGAACTAATTAACTTACAGAATACTTCTTA